TTAAATCAGTGGAGAGTTCTGTCAATACATCGTCACTTACCACCTCTGCAAGGTTGTCGAAATGCTCAAGATTACCAGCATCCACATCCTCGCCTGGCGCGAAGTCCACTGTGACTCCCCCGTCGTCGTCTTCTACAATCTCAACATCGCCGTCCTGCGCGACTAAGTTATCCTCTAACTCCACCTCTTCCTCATCAATCGAGGGGATTGCGTCGTCTGGTATTGCATACGCTTTATCTACTGGCATTAGTAATAAATCCTTTTCCGTGAACGAGGTTCATACTCCTCTTCGTAATCAGAGTGAAGCCGAATGAACCCACCTTGTCTAAATCTTAACAGTGCTTGTGTCGTACTGTCAACTAAATCATCATTAGGCGCAGCAGGGAACTGATGACACTCCTCAATTAACCCCTCCGCCCACTCATCCTTTGGTGCCCAAACATACCCACTAGCGAACATATCACTTACCGAGTTAGCCCTTACAATCTTGTCGTTACCTCGCGTAGGAGTGTAGTTCTGAACAGGCACACCAATTCTGCGGAGTTCCGCAGTTAATGGTAAACCACTCGCTTTACCCTCAATAATAACTGAGTCAGGTTGCCAATATTGATATAGCTCCAATGCTTTTAACTTCAACTCTGGGAAATTATAACGCCCCTTGACTGAGTCTAATAAAATAATATGAGCTTCGTCCCCCCCAAAGATACGATCTATCTCCTCTCCATCTTCCATTATCGTATGCTGTCCGTAATGACCCTCGGGGTAGAAAACACCCCATGTTGTAATTGCAGAGTAGTCCGCCGTCTCGCTTTTAAGAAACGCCGTGTCATAACTCTGAATAATATACTCACACTCAGGGGGGTGGTCCGAATTCCATCGGTTCCAATACTGTCGCTGTAGTATTGCACCCTCTTGAGCTACTGGGTTCTGTTGATACAACGCGCCCCAGTCTCTAGGTCCAATAGCTTTTTTAATTTTACTAAACGCGTCGACATCATAGCGCACAGGGTGAAGCGCTTCACCCTCTAAGCGGTGAGGTTCGTCGTGCACTGCAATAGCAGGGTAGGATACAATATCCCACTGATCCCCACCGTCTTGCATTGCCGCCAATAGTCGCCCTGCGATATCGTCAACATGCCAACGGGTTAAGATCAGTAACACTCCGCCTCCCGGCGCAAGTCGCGTATATGCTGTCGATGTGTACCAATCCCACACCTTATTACGATCTGTCGCACTTTCCGCATCGACCCTATTCTTAATAAGATCATCAAGAATAAGACAATTCGCACCTTTACCCGTAGCAGGTCCACCAACACCCACTGCTAAGTAACCTCCGCCTCGTGTGGTTAGCCAGTTCTCTGTAGACTGGGAATCCTTAGACAGCTCGGTCTTAGCGAATACGCTCTGATAATTAGGCTCCCTTAATATTTGCCGCACCTTACGTGAGAAACTTAATGCCAGAGATGCCGAGTACGAACAGCTAATCAACTCCTGTGTAGGGTTACGCCCTAAGAACCAAGCGGGGAACTGCGTAGACACCAGTTCACTCTTCCCACTTCGTGGAGGCATGAACAACATCAACCGAGGGCTTTTCCTGTCTGTCACGTCCTGTTCAAACTGCTCAAGCTTTTCACAAATCTCTTTATGAACCCAACCCGCTTCATAGCCTTCTACATTACGCATCACAAAAGGTAAGAGCCTACGCCTTGAGAGTGCGCGACTAGCGAGCTCCTGCTGAGCAAGTTGCCCAGCAGTTAGCTCTACCTCCTCACCCGGCTCTTCGTAAGTATCTGTCATTTACCCAAGCCATTAAAGAGCCGAGCAGACTGAGTTAAGTCCTCCGTATCAGGCTGCATAGCCCGATGTCGCTCCACTCTATACATCTGACTTTTATGTTCCATCTTAAAGAAGTCCATAGCTCCTTTGTCCCCATCTCTAAGGGCTTTAGCAGCGTTCTGCTCTGCGTGACCTACCGCATCCTCTAACCGTTTAAGCTCAAGCTCCCACAACTGCACTCCATGTTTCTCGGCGAGTTCTTCCATTCTAGCTTTTCGATACTTAATAGTATTAGGATCATACTTAACTATAGCCTTGACACTTAACATTTCACGAGCGTCCTCCACCATATCCATATATTTTGAGTCTTCTGTCATTCGTGCACCAGCTAAGTTATCTACGAAGTCATCATACTGATGGTCGAATAAATCGGGGGCTAACTCATAGGCCTCTGATTCTGCCGCATCCCTATGTATCCCTGTAAGCCTATTTATCTCGTCATCCAACTTCTTCCTGCGAAGCGATGCTTTACGCCCCGCTGGTGTTAACCTATCGAAATCAGACTTACCCCCACCAATCTTCTGGTCATAGGCCTTGTTAAAATTCGTGATTATGCGGTGTCGGAAAATGTCGCCCGGTTCACTCTGCACATACCCTCGGTGGTGTAACCACTTAGTAGCAGCAGGGCGAGGGATCGTCCTACCTACCCTTCCCCCAAACTTACGCAGATTATCACCCGTAATTTGGTCCGCCTTATAAATCTCACTCACTATTGATTTAAACCAAGGGGTGCGCGCTGCAACTTTAGCGGCGTTGCCCGCTGCGGTTTTACTCCCTGCCGTTTTAGTCAGCGTATCTCCGTGTTTACTAACCTCCTTAGCCACTTTCATCGCCATTAGTGGCGCTGCTGCTACCGCTGCTCCCTTACCCATAGTCCCCATAAAAGCTCTGCGCCCCTCCACATAATCCGGATTCACCGCCCCACCTGCTACTACCTTTACCTTCCTAGCTGCCGACGGAGCGCGGAGCGCAGTGATCCCACCACCAAAGGGCATCATCACCTCCGTCCCAAGCTGTACCGCCAAATCCCCACCCACATTACCCGGTGTTCTCACATAACCCTCGTACTCCGGAGCACCTAACGTCTCCCCATATACTTGTGATGCCTCTTCGAACCCCGAAAAGTAGTCCTCATCCGCCCCCATCAAATTATTTGCAAATGTAGTAGGCGCTCGGAACACATCCCCTACAAGGTTCGGTAGCGCCATTGCGTTAGCCGCCCCTTGTCTCCAACCGTGCTGTATTGCCTCCGTGTTCGGCGTATACTGACTAGCTAACCACTCCGCTTGCGTCATCCCCTTTACCTCACTAGTAGGTAACTTGTGCGCTAAAAGGCGGTCTTGTGATTTACTAAGTGCGTCAGCGTGTATATCATTATCACGTAGATACTCCGTAACTTCCTCCTTATTCCCCTTACCTCCGCTTTGCCGCATCGAGATAAGCATCCCTTGTTCCGTTGACGCTTCAGCTTCGTTATCCATCCCTTAACTCCATCATTGTGTTCCCTCTACAACCTCGTACTCATCACTCACCTCCTCATACTCCCCCTCCTCTATCTCTACCACTTCGTAATCCAGTGGTTCGTTGGTGAGTAACTCCGTGTCTTGCCCTGCTAAAGTTAACAAATCTGCGTCGCTCATCACCTCCAGCTTCTTCATATCCTGATGGATATTAATATTAATAACCGGTGCCTCCTTCTCATACAACCCATTAATCTTCCCAAGTTCACGTATCGCTGCGACTTCTTCCGTCGTGTTCGCAGACTTCTTATGAGCTTCTAAAAGTAGTAGATTTAACTGCCCGCGCGTAATGACCACCTCTTGTGGGGGTGGAGAGTTTGGGAGTTGGGTGACTGCGCCCACTGCTTCTAAGGAATTGAAGTCGTCGAGGCCGTATTTGCGGAAGGTTCGGTACGCGGTTTCTTGCGGGTCGGCGGGTGGTTTGTATGGTGGGTACATGTGTTTAACATACTATAAAAAAATAAGGATGTCAAATCTCATAAAAATTATATGAAAAAAATTATATGAAAAAAATTGTGAAATTTGCGTCTATAATAGTAATCCCTTCCCTCCCCCAGGAGTCCCACTCTCAGCTAGGGGGGAGGGGGGTGCACACTGTTAGACTGAGACAGAACGAGAGAGCATTGTTTACTTTGGACGACTGGGAGGTTGAGGTGTTCCCTCAAACACCCGGGATGAACCGAAGTCATCAGAGCAACCGGGAGGTACAACCCACAGCAACAGCGCACTACCTGTCAGTGACTGTATAACTAAAGTGACACTCCGTCTGCTGTAATTTTTATCTGTATGCTTAGTTGCTTAGTTGCTTAGTTGCTTAGTTGCTTAGTTGCTTAGTTGCTTAGTTGCTTAGTTGCTTAGTTGCTTAGTTGCTTAGTTGCTTAGTTGCTTAGTTGCTTAGTTGCTTAGTTGCTTAG